TCCCGCATCCACAATCCCTCATCGTCAGCCCAGATGAGGCCTTTGGGTGTTGGGCGAAAGCTGAACGTGGACGTCTCGGCGAAGACGGGGGCGTTGGATTCGTAAATGCTGCGAATTTCGGTGGCGCTTGCCGCTCGGTCAAGTATGCAGAGGTCATCAATCAGCCCGTTGAAGATTTCGTTTGTGCCGTAGCACCCAACATACAGCGGGACGCCCATGCCGCTAACCGTGCTATATGCTCCACTTGCCGCCAATACGCCGTTGACGTACAGATATGCATTTGTGCTATCCCACGTCATTGCAAGATGTGTCCAAGCGCCCGCCGTAACCGCGCCCGCTGCTGTAATGGCGGCGGCCCCGGCGTAGGCTTGCGGTTTGCCGGTGCTATCTAGGCGCAAAATGATGTTGCCTGAAACCGAACCGGAAACGCGCAGCACGGTTTGCGCCGTGCCGGTCACGCCGTAAGAATTAACCCATGCCATAACCGTGCCCTTGGTCGGGTCGATATTTCCGCTAGTCGAATACGTCACCGCTGACGCTACGCGTGCCGATACACTAGCATGTGCTGCACCAACCCAATAGTGACCATCGCCCAAAGTGCCATCTATGTATGGTGTTAATAGGCTGCCGAATTGCAGTTGCACGGCGTCCACGAATATCTCCACGCCGTTAGTTGACAGAAGGCCGATTTGCCGGTCGGTGCAACCAACGCCAAAGGTCGCCGTGTAGGAATAGCGCGTCCATTCGGACGTGGCGGTGTACTCGGGGGATGTGCGATAATTGGAAACATTATCGTAGATGCGCAGTTGGAATTTCCCAGTTCCGCGCACGTATGCCGACATGGTATAGGTTGCGTTTGCCGACGTACTGGCCGTGACTGACGTATTGGTAAAACCATTTGTAGCGTTGTAGAGCCGCATACAACTGGTGCCCACATAGCCGCTAGTCGTGATTTGTTGGATGCTGCTACCGCCAGCCGCGGCCCAGCCCGTCGTATTGTTTTCAAACGAAGGATTTGTAACTTCGTTTGCGCCGGCGCTTGCCATCTGCAACGCCTTATAGAACTTCCCCGGCCGGTAGATCACGCCGCCGCTTACCGTCGCCACTTGCCCCATGTGCCCGTTAGGTTCGCCGCTGTAGTTCGTCTCGTACGGGGCTCGCCCGTCATAGTGGGCGAGGAGTAGCACGCCCTTTAGCTGGATGGCGTGGGGGCCGATCCAGTACGTCGCCCGCGCCGGCCCGTTGATGTCGAGCGCGAATTGTGGATCTGGCGCCATCATAATGCCGACGTTGCCGCCAGACGAGTCGGCAAATAGAACCTGATTCCCGGCGTAGGCGCCGCTCCCGATGACGGTCAGGTCGCCACCACTGATGATGTCTACATTCCCGCCGAACGACGCCCCGCCCGTGTTGAACACCGTCCAGTTGGCATTCCCGATGTTTTGCCCAAATCTCACTGCCTTGCTGCCCGTCACCTGTAGGTAGGACGCATCCTCATACATAACGTCGGTGCCGAAGTCGAGGTAGCCGGACATGAACAAGTCCGACGTCACGGTCAGATCCACCAACGTCACCCCTGACGACCCGTCGGTCTTGACAACGGCATTGGCGGCCGGCGTGGCCGACGGCGTGAGCAGGCCCAAAGTGTTGACGGCCGTCAAGCCGACAATCTGATACTGCGAGCCGGTGACACTGTGATTCGCCGCGTCCGTGATGGCGTGCAGCTTGGCATGGTGGGCATTGATGTCAGCAGCGTGGGCGCTAATGTCAACGCCGTCGATGGTGACACCCGCATCCACTGCCAGGCTGCCGGCCAGCGAGCGTGTGCCGTCGGTCAGCAAAAACTGCGGCGCCTGGTCGTTGCGCAGCGTGCCCTTGTGCAGCGAGCCGCCCAGGTCATGCGCTGCCAGGCTGACTGCGCCGCTCGAGCTGCCGCCGCTGGAAGAACCGGCAACCATGCCGCTAACCTTCGGCAGTAATAACGGCCAAATCTCGGTTGCCAGTTGGCTTAATCGTTGCGCCATAGTTCTATCCCTGCTGAATCTTTACCAGATCCGCCAAGCTGCGTTCCCCATCGAAGGACAATGACCATTCGCCGCTTTCGGCGTCATACTCGGCTTCGGCAATGGGTGCCGGGGACAGTCCGCCAACCGTTGCCAAGTCCGAATCCAGATCCGCGAATTCTACCCAACGGCCGAGCGGCAATACCCCCGGTTCCCACATTGATCCGGCCGAGTTTGTCAGCCGCTTGGCGCCGTTTGCCGTGTAGTATAAAAGGATTTCTTCGGCGTTTGGCCGCTCCTGAGAATACAACCGCACCGAACGATCCGAGCTGATATCAAGTAGGATACGGGCGCCGGTTGATGTGCCAATCTCGGCCAAGCGGTTGATTTCATCCAAGGCAACGGCGATTTGATCCATTGTGGTAAAGCCGTTGATCCCGGTTGTAAAGCCGCTTGGCACGGTCACAAATTGACCGGCGGCGGTCAAGATGGTTTCGATCATTGTGCCGGTATCTTCAACCGCCCAAAGACGGAAGCGGACATACCATCCAAGGTTGAAGGTTGACCAGGTTGAACCATTCCATGCAAGGCAACTGCTATAGGCTTCGTCTGTCATGCCGAGCAAGAAATGATCGGCGCCGTTTGTCGCGCCGGACCGCTTGACAAGTATCCAGTAGTTGCCGGCGGCAAGCGTTACCGTAGTAACCGTTACCCAAACGGCGGTCAAGTTGTCGGTTAGGGAAGCCGCCGCCATTGTCCCCGAGCTGAGTACACTCCCCAAGCTGCCGGCGGAATCAGCGCGAATTTCAACTGTAACGTTATCGCTTGGCGTGCCTACCTTGGCAAGCTCCAATTGCACTTGCCCTATGTTCATGGCATAGCCGAGCGTGAACTTTTGGGCGATTTGATGCCCCCATAATGTCACGTTGACGGCGCTTGCCGCTGCCGGCGCTTCGGACGTTGCCGATTCGTATACTTGCGCCGCTTGCGCCTGAGTAAGCGTAATCGAAGGACCGGCGGCTTCATTGGTAATGGCGCCGGACGTTGCGGCGCTTGTGCGGATATGATCCGATCCGGCGCTGCCAACGAAATGCCAACGGGAATTCAGCGGCGATCCTGTTACCCTAAGCCAATGATCAGATTTGACCATGCCCATGCCGTCCGCTGAATCTATAATATCGTCGGATGGTTCAAAGCGGATCGACGTTGCGGTATATGTGCCAATGTCTTCGTTGGTATTCGCCGAAAGCGTAAAGGTTTTGTTGTTGCTTACTGAGCTTGTGACCGTTACCTTGGCGTTGGCCGGCAAGTATTCAAGCCGCGCCGCTGCGTCATGGATGCCATAACCGCCAAAGCCGATTTGGTTGCTGGACGCAATCCCCCAACCAACCGGGAAGGCGTTACTATTTTGGGGCATATGCTCCAAACGGCCATCGGTTCTTTGGTAGTATTTCCATGCATAATGGGCGATCCATCCCCGGCAGCGTAGCACGGCAACGGCAAGATCGCCGCCTTCGCCGCCGCGCTTCAGCATCGGCCAAGCCTTTGCCGCCAGTTCCCGATCCCGCCAAGCCGTTGCCATTGCAGCGGACGCCGATCCCAACGATTCCAAATGTTCCTTGGTCCCATACTCGGCAATGCTGCCGGCGTCGGAAGCCCAAGCGGTTGTAGCGGCTTCTTCGATTGCCCCAATTGTTGCCGAGTAAGTAACGGCGATCTTGTTCCGCAGGTTGTCAAGGGATGCAACAATGCTAAGCCCCGACAATTGGATCTCTACTTCGTGAACATAACCGGACCAACAGATTGCCCCGCGCCGGTTGATGATACGGACGCCGTACCGAAGCCAATTCCGCAACTGCTTTACACTTGCTCGGCTTCCCGTTACGACGATCTCAGCTTCCTTGCCGCCGCCAAGCGAAGCGCCATTCCAGCGGGACGGCATGAATTGCAGATCCGGCGGCGCGATTACATCTTGGCTTGCTCGGTTGATGAATTCGGCGCCGAAATCAGATTGAATCATAGATTGGCCTATACCATGCTTGGACGGTCATTTGGCGGCCGGCAGTAAAACCGGCGTCTTCGTCAAATAGGATATAAAGCCGCTGAGCTTGCTCGGGGAAGACGCATAGGGGCAAGCCGCCGCTTACCCTAACAATCGGATTTTTGGCGCTTGACGCAATCTGATAAGCAACGCCTTCAATGTCATCTACTTCAACGGAAGCGCCGTTGGCCGTTGAATAATTCACTTGCTGGAAGCGCCGAAAAGAATCGGTTGGCATAAGCTGGACGAAATCGATTGTTCCGCTGCCGGCGCCGGTATAGCGTCCGGTTATCGCCAACGCCGCCGCCGCCGTTGCTGCCGAGTATCCGCCGGGTGGGATCGGCAGCTCCCCGAGATCCAACATTTTGCGCGCAGATGTAAGGCGTTCTTCGTTGTATTGAATCGGGACATACACCGATCCGATATAGCCGCCAACGTTGGCCCGCAGGTTGACATTGGCCGTTACCGAGCTGAAGGCGGCAATTACTCGGAAGCTGCGTCCAAGCGCTTGACCGAGCAACGTAGCATTCAGCGAAAATACCCAAAGCAAATCATTGTGTGTAGTGGAAGAAGCCCAAGAAGCCGCCGCGCCGCCAACCGCTTCGCTTCCCAATAGCCAAACATCAGCGGAAGCGGGCGCCGAATAGACGTTGTTGCCTACGTAGAAATTACGCCAAGAGATCGTCGATCCGCTTGCGTTGGTAATCCTGAGCTGAATCGGCGCCGGACAAGTCCCCGCAACACGGTTTGCCGCAATGCCGATCCAATTCGGATTGCCGCCGTTGTCGTTGTTATATGCAGTAACGCCGCCGGTCCGTTCGGTTTGTGTAGAAGAAGATAAATACAGCTCGGTTAACTGCCCTTCCCACTTGGCCGAGCGGACCAAAGTAACAGCAACTTCAACCGTGTTTAGCGTCCCGCCTAGATACCGCTTGGCCGGCGCTTGCGCCCAATTGGTTGCGCCGTCGTACAGCTCGGATCGGCGTATATCCGCCGTGTCAACCGTCTGGAATTCGACAAAGACGCGCGGCGTCAATAGCTTTTGGCGAAGGCGCGCCGCTGAGAATAGTTGTTCTATATCGTTTACTGCCGAGCTGATCGCCGCCGCCGTCCCTTCCAGGATCAGCGGGAACGTTTCGGTAAGCCGATCCTTGCTCGGATCGGCAGCGGGGAAATATGTTACTCCAAGATACGTCCCCGATCCGCTCAGGGTAAGTGTTGTTGTGCCATCGGTAAGCCTGAGAAGCATAGCGTATACCTACCCTAAAGCGGCGGCGATTTGATTGGCAAGCCCGAAGCCTATCCGCTGCAAGTCCATATCTTTATTGACGGTTACGCCGCCAAGGTTGACGGTAATCGTTGGTCCGCCTTGGCCGGGAAGGTTATTGGTTTGGCCGTTGGTTAGGATTCGGCTTCCGCTCGGCAAGACAACCATTTCCGGCCCGCGTTCACCAACCATTGTGGCGCCGCCGGCAAAACTAGATGTGCCAACCGCGTTCCCGCCGCCGCCAAGTAGCTTCCCGGCGGCGTCCATAACCGATCCGGCAGCATCGGCAAGCGGCGCGAACGGATTCGGGAACGTGATTCCACCAATCCAACTGCTGAAGGCTTCGATTACATCTTGGACGCCTTCAACCGCCGTCTTGACAGGTTCCAAGGCGTCTTTAATCGCGTTCCATGCCGTTGACCAAGCCGATTGAATACCGTTCATAATCGGCGCGATATCGACACCTAGATCGCTGAGCGTGTTAATAACGGCGTCATAAACCGCTTTGAAGACGGTTGTTGTTAGCGTGATAAAGCGCCGGATCGAATCCCGGTAATAGTCTACAAATGTCTGAGTAATCGTCTTTGCCGATGCCCAAACCGTTGACCAATCCCCGGCAATAAGCGCTTTGACCAGTGTTACTACTTCGGTTAGCACGGTAGAAACCAGAGTTATCGAAGCGGTTACTTGATCGATTATCGGCCCAACTATGCCGGGAAGGTTTTGAATCACGGCGGCAAACGTGTTGATCCCGAAGGCAACGGCGATTGCCAAGCCGGCGCCAATCAACTGGACAAACGGTTGTAGCGAAGATACAAGCGATACGAAGGCGGCGCCAAGCTCGGCCAGCTTCGGCATAAGCGGTTGCAGCGCAACGGGCAAGCCAACAAAGGCTTCTTGTACCCGAGCAACGGCCGGCGCAAAGAACGCTTGCAGTTGTGCCCCAACGGCGGCAAACTGAATCCAAAGTTGTTGGGCGCCGGCAATGACAGGTTGCAGCGCGGCGGGAAACAGGTTCAACGCTTCTTCGGCTTCGATACTCCCCGCGCCCGCGTCCGCAAGAACCAATGCCAAGTTGTTGAAGGCGTACCAAAGACTTGATACGGCGGGAAGAACGCCTTGCAAAGCCGGCGTAATGGCCGCCATTGCTTGCGCTGTAATATCCTGTATGCCGCCAAAATTCGTGGCCCAAGCGGCGCCCAACGCCGTTACACCTAACACAACCAATCCGAGCGGGGAAGCAAGCGCCGCAACTGCCGCACCAATGGCCGGCAGCATTGCCATAATCGGACCAAGCGCCGCGACCAAGCCAAGCGCCGCAACGATCATGGTTTGCGTCCCGGCGTCCATTGCGGCGAATTGGTTGGCAAGGTTGATTGCGCCATCCGCCAACGGTTGCAGTTGCGCCAACACAAGGCCCAAAGCGGGCGCCAAGCCATCCCCGAGCTTTTGCATAATGACGGCGGCTTGGATGCCAAGTTGCTTCATTGCGAAGCCGTTGGCGTTGATGCCTTGCGTTTGTGCGTCGAATGCCGAGCTTGAAGCGCCGGCAGCGTTGCCCATTGCCGCAAGCTTTTCTTTGTACGTATCCGCTTGGGGACCGGCCAAGGCCAAGGCGAGCGTTTGCCCTTCGATGCTGCCAATGTATTTCTGCAACGGTTGGCCGGACGCCGCCGCCGCTTCAGTAATCGCCTTTAGTACGCCGTCCAAACCTTCGCCTTGCAGCATAGCGGCGCCGGTTTCATAGCCCATGCCGTTCATTAGCGTTGTCATATCGGCAGTAGGCGCCATAAGGCTTTGGAGTACGCCGCGCAATTGCGTAGCAACTTCGGCAGCGTTGCCGGTAACGCCCGTTGCGGTTGCCATCGTGGCAAATAGTTCTTCCTGAGATCCGCCCAATGAAGCCATTAGCGGGACAACCTTGCCCACTGAACCGGCAAGCTCGGGGAAGGTTGTTTGGCCGAGAATAACGGTTTGCTGAGCAAGGTCCGCCGCTTTTTGGACGGCTTCGGCGCTTGTATCCCCGTACCCCTTTGTAACGGCGCTTGTCAGGTTGATTGCTTCCGTTGTTGTGGCAAGGCCGGCCGCCGCCGCCTTGGCGTTTACTTCTAGGATCTTCGCAGTATCCGCCGTGTCACCAAAAGCGCTTACAACCTGATATAAGCCGCCGCTTAGATCGTCGGTTGTTTGGCCGGTTTCGACGGCCATTTCCTGTATATTGTCTTTGAGTTCTACAACGCGATCCGAAGCAACGCCAAGGGAAGCAACGTTTGCCATCCCCGAATTGAAATCATTGGAAAATTTGATCGCCGCGCCGGCCGCCCCAAGAAGCGGCGCCGTCAATCCGGCGGATAACGTTCTACCAGTATCGCTTAGGGTTTGGGACAGGGAGGAAATATTCTTTTCGGCGCCTTCTGTTCCGATGACGATCTCGCCGTGGGCGCTGCCGAGAGAAATTCCCATAATCTATTCCCAAGTCCCCGCTTCAGTAAGCGTTACCTTCTTTGTTACCATCCCGGCAAGGCTTGCAAAGCGTTCCTTGGCAGCTTCTTCGGGAGTGTCCGCAAGAAGGGACGCCAAGGTATATTTTGCGATTCCTTGCTTATCCCGCTCGGCCAACTTGTTTTCGATATGCGTGCCAAGCTCGAGCGTTGCCAAGTCCAGTTGATACGCTTCCCAACTATCCGGCGCAAGGCCAAGGAAGTTGCTTGGCCGTTGCCCGTAACTACTTCCGAGCGCGTGTAGCTTCCAAAGCGCCGTTTTGTTTTGTACGAAAGGAGTTTAGCGCCGCCGTTTCCGCTGAAGCCCATTGATAGATCGCCATACGATCCGGCCAAGGCAGCTCGGCAACGTCCAAGCCTTCCGGCGCAACCAAAGCGGCGCCAACAACCAAATCAACAACTTCGGCGAATTGCTCCAAGTCCCCGAGCGTCATCGGCTTCTCGGCTTTGCGGGCGATCATTGCGTCAACCGCCGGCCGAAGCCCCTCGGGAATCTTGCCCGCCTTGGCGAGATCAATGACAGATACTTTCTTTAACACAACTTCCAAGCCGGAAGGAAGATCGGCTTCCGTACCGGCTTGGTTTTTGCGCCATTCTTCCAGATTCATAAGCGGCAAATCCTTTACTAGACTATGAAACCAGGTTGAACAACAATGGCCGGCTTAGGTTGCCGGGACCGTCGTTGCGGTTTCATGCTGGACGATTTCATACAACTTAGAACCGTTATCGACGGCAACGCCGCTGCACTTGGTAACGAAAAACTCCCCATCCTTGAATTCCCCTTCAAGGGCGCCGGTCAACTTGGCTTGGTAGATCAGCACATGGATATCGCCCGCCGTATCGCCAACGGACTTCCCGTAAATCTTGAAGTAGGGATACGTATCCCCGGCGCGCGCCAATACCGTATTGATCTGGCTTGGCGTTGTCCCGGTCAAGGTAATTGTGCGGCCGGTCATTACCCTGATTGCTTCCAAGCTGATCCCGCCGGATTCCAGTTCCCATTCAACGGCGTCGGTGATAGCAACGATCGCGACCGTCGAATCATCCCCGCGCATTTCCCCGGCGATCAATCGTTCCTTGAAACTAAGCGTCATTGCAGCGGGAAGATCAACTTGTGTCCCCGTTGGCAGCGGCGTCAAAGCGATATCCCGAAGCCCAAACGTTCTTACCGTCCCTGTTAAAGCCATATGTTCCCCCTATAAGGCAACTGCCGTTTCTTCTTGCACAAAGTCTAGGACAAGCGTTCCATTTGACACGGCAACGCCTGAAGCATAGCTGATCCAAAAGTCCTTACCGCGGAAAGTCCCTTCCATTGCGGTTAGCTTGCAGCGGTATAACCGGCATTTGACGCCGCCAGTATCCGAAACCGCTCGGCCATAAATGCGTATGTACGGGAAGACGTTCCCGGCGTCCGCTGCCAATGTCAAGGTCCGGTTTGGTGTACTCCCCGAGCTTGCAGCGGTCAAGCCGGTTAATTTGGCGTAGGCTTCCAAGCTCAGTCCGCCGGCTTCCAATTCCCATTCGGCGCCCGCAACGAATGCCGCCGCGCCTACGTTGCGCCCTTCGGCCGAGAAGGTTTCGGCTTCGATTACCGGCGTACAATGCAGCATCATAGCCGCCGGAAGAAGGATCTTCCCTGAGCCGTCCGAGCTATACAACGCTATTTGCCGAAGTCCAAACGGCCTATCGCCGAAACCCATATGCTAATCCGCCTTGCGGTAGATCGTAGCGTAGTACCGACAAACAACCATTGACACGTCTAAGCCGGGGACTTCGGCGCCAAGCAAATCGTTACTATGCCGCACATCGAAGATCCCGGCGCTTGTGCTGATTTGCTGCCGATGGAGCAACGTATAGATCCGTTCCCGCGCGGCGTCCAGCGTTTCAAATCCCGCTTGGTCGTATAGCCAAACGTTGATGTATACTCGGCCGCCGTCCGGCAGCGGTCCCCAAGGCGTTGCGGATTCGGGTTTAACCAAGCCGCTCGGCTTCATTTCGCCGAATTCGTCAAAGGCGGCCGGCGTTGCTTGCCGGGATAGCTCAGGCGTATCTACCCAATTGTATAAGCCGCCGGACAGTATGCCGGCCAAGGTAGGATCAGCGGATAAGGCGTTGAAGACGGCGGTTATTGAATTGCTCATGCGAAGACTTCCCTTAGCAAAGCCATAAGCGGTTCATAATGCGCCTGCATTGTTTGCATGACAATCGCATATTTGCCCGCGCCTAAGCCATTCTCCCCGCACAATTCCAGCCAAATGCCATAATCAAGACTTGCTGAATGGCTTAGATAAATGGTGACTATCTTATTGGCATAATCAACTTCGCTTGTCCCGAACAAGCCGCTTCGGGCGTTGCCGGTCCGATCTTCCCAAGGGGCATTTGCTTTGGCCGAATCTTGCATTTGCGTTGCTATGTACTGAGCAACGGCGCCAACGGCGGTTAACACCTTATCCCCGTATTGCTCCAAGCTGCGCGCCAATTCGCTTGGCGGCGTCCGCCATCGTATCCCGCTATTGCTGGATAAGCCGCTCATTGCACTAGCCGCGCTTCCGCCATAATGGCGGCGCCCCGGTTGGGATGCACGTTGGTTACTTGGTACAGTTGGCCGGCAACGGTAAAGCGATCCGCCGGTTGGATATCCAAGGCCACATCCCCGAGTACGGTAATGCCCGTTGTAGCGGCTTGCAACGCTTCGGAATCGGTATTCCCCGGCATACCCCTAGACTTGGCAACGCGGACCGTCTGAGAGGAAAGCGTTGTTTTGCCGCGCCGGATAACGATCGACGTTGGCCGATCATCGCGGATCGCCGTCATTGCCGCTGCAATCGCTGATTTGTCCGAAGCGGTTAACATAGGCTATACATCCGCCAAGTATGGATTTTGCCGGTAGGTTACGCCGTATCCCTTCAGCGGCTTGACGGCGTTTTGATAGTTGCTCAAAGCCGCCTGAGCTGCCGAGCGTATCCCGGCGCCTTGCGTCGATTTATCGTAGGATTCATCCCCGATTGTAAATTTGAAGCCATCCCCGGCAACGGCGGTTGCTTGCTCGGACAGTCCAAGATACTGCGCGTAAAGCAGGCAGATCCGCGCCCCATTTTCGGTAAGCCGAGCATAAGCGCCGTTGCTCAGGGAATAGCCGGCCGAGTAGCGCAACGTGCGCGCCGCTGTATACTGCGGGACCGGATCGAAGCGAAGCGTATCGCCTTCGATGTACCAAGCTTCTTGCCAACCGACAACGCCAACCGGGACTAGGCCGCCAGATGTGACCGCCGTCCCGCCCATGCTCGGCAACGCACACAATTCGATTAGTCCAAGGAAGTCCGCCGGCAGCGTATATGCCGCCGTCCCCGCTACAACATTTATAGTGCATGCGGTAACAATGGGAAGATCCGTCCCGAGCTGCGTAACGGCGTCTTTAATGAGCTGCGTATAGTCCGCCGGTACGCCGTCCCGTTGGGGCGTGGTGCGTTCCAAGCGGTCAACTAAGGTAAGTAGACTGATCCCCATAGCGGCGCCTTGCCTTGCCCTTCCTATGCCTTCTTCGGGCGCCCTACTTTGGCCGGCGCAACGTCCCCAACAACGAAGCCTTCCGGCGCTTGCTCGGCCGGCAGCTCGGCAACTTCGCCGATTACCTTGAAGGCGTCTTTGCCGTATTGCTGGACTAAGAAGGGGAAATGTCCCGGCGCAATTTCAAACGTTTCATCCGGCAAGACGGCCGAGAAGTTGGCCGTAATATCGCCGCCGCTAATGTTCTTAACTTTCATTGTGTCCCCGCTTTCTTTTGCTTGTCCCTTGAACCGGCGGCGTTGTTGCCGCCTTCAACGCCGCCGGTTCTATGCCCAATCCGCCCATTGCCCCGAGCGGAAGCGGACCAAACCTGGTTAACGCAGCAACGTTGCCTTGATCGTATTAGTGGCAACGCCGGTTGTCTGAATCGACACGCGCCAATATTCGCCGGCCAAGGGGACGTTCATGTACGTTGTCCCCGCTGCCGACAACGAACGCGCCTTGGTTGCCTGAGCAATCGCGCTGCCGGTCCAATAGTCTTGCGTTGCGTTGGCCCAATTGACGCCATCGGCGCTTACCTGAGCGGTTGCAGTAACCCAAGTTGATCCGGTCAAGTCCGTAGTCAGGAAGACATCAACGGATTCATACGGACCGGCGGCGGAAATGTCCCGGCCATACTGATCGACGTTGGGCGAAACGGTATTAGATACGCCGGTAGTAACGGCAACCGGACCGTAAACCGGGACCGTGATTTGTTCCACAATCGGCGCCTGAGCGGCGGCCGGCGTAGTCATCCCCGGCAGCAAGGCGAAGGCGGCAAGAACCAATGCCACTACGATAAATACTGGAAAGACAGGCTTGATAGTTGCAAGCATAGCGTATTATCCCCTTTAGAATGGGGCAACGGTTGCCCGTTGCCCCTTTGTTGCGATTACCCTACAGTCCCGGCGCCCGCTCAGGCGATTACCATGTGAGCGGTTTTTTCCTTGACCGGGACAATCGACCCGTTGAATTCTTCACAGTAATACTGATCGGCGCCGATCAGGTTGCCGCTGGAATCGTAGCTCGGGAATGGCCCCTTGAAGATCATGGGGTTGAAGACCCGATGCGCCACAAGTTCCCGATGCACAACCTGAGCATACTTGTCAGGGAATTCAGGCGAAGCGAAGATCGGCAAGCCCTTGACCGAACCCGCATAGCCGGCGGCGTTCAACGTTGCATTGCCGAAGCCGTCCCGCTTGAAGCCTTCCCAGTTGGACAGGCGATCGGCGTTGGTTACGGACATAACGATCGCCGTTGGCATGTAGAAGCGGTTGGCAACCTTCGCCTTGGCAACGCCGATATACTTGGCGAATAGGGCAACATCGTCGCTTGCCGAAGTCCAAGTCCCGCCGCTGTTGTTCGCCTGAATCAGCGAAGCCGCCAAGCCCTTCCAAAGAATATCCTTATCGATCTTCCGGCGCACCAAGCGGGACAGGTTGCCGAGCGTGCGCGTAACGGCGTCGTAGCCCATCTGGGAGCGACTGAAGACAATGGCTTCAGTGCTGATCTGCGTTGCAAGGCGATCCGCCATCATGGAAAGCTGCGTATAGGTCAGCGCGTTTTCTGCCCGCTGGATTGCGGCCATTTCGCCCTTGCGGAAAACGTCATAGGTGTAGGTCACCTTGATCCCGGTGTTGTCGCTGATCCCGCCGCCGTTGATCGTCCACAACTTGCCATCGGCGTAATCAATGACGTAATCGGTCCCTTCGGCGTAGGTTGTCGCCAACGTCGAATCCTTGACAACGACGGTCCCCGGGCGAAGCCGCTTATTGGCCGTTGCTACCCATGCGTCCGTATCCGAAGTCACATCTTCGTTAGTGACGGTTGCATAGCTGCCCACTTCGCCGGCATACGATTCGTAGTAGATGTTCTCGGGCGAATTGGCGGCCGTGCCGAAGTCGTATACTGAAGCGGCGATCAGCTCGGGATACGCTTGTTCGATAATCGCGCGGGCGATACTATAGGGCAGATTCAGATCCGAAGTGATCTCGGCTTCGTTGAACGCCTTGGCTTCAACGATCAAGGCGTTGCGGTTGCGGCGATCGAATTCCTTCAACACCTTAGCGGCGAAGAATTCCGAAGGCGTTACCGGCGCCTGAAGGTTATGGCGGATGCCTTCCTGAGCGGCGATCAGGGATTCGGTAATCTCATAAGCCGCCTTGGTGAATTCCGGTTGGCCGGTTGTGGACTCAAAGACCGGACCAACAACCTTTACTTCCTTGCCCATGCCCTTCAGCGTACCGGCGGCGGCAATGCCGTCATACTCGGCGCGCTTGGCTTCGATCAACGCCTTGGCGTCGGCAGCGGTTGCCGGCTTGGCCGAGCGGACCGCTTCCACAAACAAAGCATTCATCTTATCGCCATAGGGGAGATCCTTCGTCCCTTCGGTGATTGCAGCGGCAACCGCTTCGGCGTTTGCCTTCTCGGCCAAAGCCTTCTCTGCCGTTTCCGCCTTGCCAAGCGCTTCGGTCAACGCCTTGGCGTCGGCAAGATTCAGCGATTCCATGATCCCGGCCAACATGGCGGGATTGCCCTTGATCAACTTGATCAGTTCTTCCAGTTCCATTGTCTTGCGTTCCTTCGGCTTGATTGCCGCTTGCTCGGCTTCGGCTTGCTCGGCTTCCGTTATCGCCCCATTGGGATCGCTCGGTTGCGCCACAAGATCGAAGCCACGAATAGTTAATTCCGTTACTTCGTCAACACGTTCGCCGCCTTCGGTGATTGCGGTAAACGCCCCATATCCCCGCATGGAAACGCCAATGCTGATTCCGGCTTCCAGGATCGCTTGTATATCCTTCCCCTTGGCCGTTGGTATGATTGCGCCTTCAAGAAGTACCTTCCCGGTACTGTCAAGGGATGCCGCATCCCAACGTACAATGGTTTCGGTTACGCTCGGCCTAGATCCTTTATCGCTTGGGTGTTCCGCTTCCCCGGTTGCTATGTACCTTCCTTGACCGTTGGATTCGCTTAGATGCGAATTCAGCTTGGCAACGGCCGCCGCCAACACACGGCGCGGATATCGGCGCCCATTGGCGTTTACCACATCCGCAGTAATGCCGATCGCCTTGATACGGCGCCCGCCGTTGTCCGTCTGAGCTTCCGCCAAGCTGATCGATGCATCGATCGTTTCGGTGAATTTCTGTCCCTTGGCCGGCTTAGCGGACTCGGCCATTGGTTCAAAGGTCATAACCTGCCGGACTTCGATCGGCGTACCAAACGCAATGGCGCCGGCTTCGTCCCGCTGCCAAGTGATTTCCCATACTCGGCTTGGTCCGTTTTCCTGCCATTGGTAAGCAATGACGCGATCGGGGAACGTCCAAAGAATCCGCATTTCCCCGGCGGTTTGGCCGAAGGTTGCCGCCAAGGCGCCGGTCAATTCTTCCCGTAGCGCTTCAAAGCTGCCATCCGAGCGGACCGCTTCGGTAAGTCCGAAGTATCCCAAGATCCGCTTCTCTAATTCTTCTCTAGTCATAGCTGCAACGCTTCCGCTTGTGCATCAACTGATCCGTTAATCCAAAGATCCATCACTTCCGCAATCGTACCGAGATCCGGTAAAGGCATGATTGACCGAGTACCAAGCCAATCGCTGTAATCGTCCAAGAAGGCGTTGTCCCCGCGTACCCATCCCCTAACCTGAGCGGCGAAGGCGTCCGGCGGCATTAAAGCTTCTTCGTACCGGCAAAGACAATTGTGAACAACATGCCCGCCAACGGTATAGCTTTCGTCTTCAGCAACCGTCATGTTATAGACGGTCCCCGAGTAATCAACATGCGTAATCCCGGTTACGCTAACGTCCCAAAATGCACGATCCCTAATAAACCAGATCCGATCGCCCAACTGGACAAGCTCGGCATTAATCCAACCGCCGGCGGTTAAAACCGGATGATTGCCGGTTAGTTCCAGCGTTCCGGCTTCGGTAGTAATTCGATATACCTGGTTCTTGCAGCTAGATCCCCATGCTGCAAGAACCGGCCGGAATCGTCCCCGATGCGTTAATACCTGATCCCCAACTTGGACTTCTTCAATCGGGATCGATCCCCGCTCAGTAATAACCAGTTGCCCCGGCGTTACACAATTGGGATGCAAGGGAAGGATCTGTTGCGTCTTCGGATACGGTCCGCCGGCCGCCCATGTATCACATTGATCTGATCGCGGATGCGCCGGACTAAGCCGAGTATAGCGGCCCGTTATCCAAGGCGAATGGGCGGCGATTTCAGATGTAACCGCATGGTTAGCGTATTGCAGCTCGGTTCTTGCCATCCGAAGCGCGTTGTATGCCATCCCCTGCGATCGTTGCGCCGGATCGGTTAGAAGCCCGGTTAGATCGTTCATCCGCTCGGTTGCCGTCATCTTGTTTAGCCGGGAATATGCCCATCTTGGCATATCCTGATTGGCGCCCAACAATGACTCGAGCTGCCGGGAAAGTCTTACGGCGCTTGTGTGGCCGTCCATGCCGGCGGCAAGCGTTGACCGTATGCGGCTTAGACCGTCGTTTTCAAGGCGCCATATCCGTTGGCTTAGTACCAAGCCATCCGAATAGGATCGCCGCTGAGCAACTTGTAAAGCGAAGTTGCGCCGCCTGATCCACATTTCAGCAATGGTTTGCGTCGGGTTTTCGGCTTCTTGCGTTACCGCTTCAGTGATATAAGCGTTATGGCGCAACCTGAGCGGCGTATAGGCAATGTCCGCCGCTTGGACGCGCGCACGCGTAAGCAATGACGTGTATTCGTTCATTGCCGCCTTCCATCTGCCTTCTATTACCGGGATAACGCCGCTGAGCTTGGCGGGATCAACGTTGCCTTCTTCGTCCGCCGCCGCATTTACTCGGTTGATCAACCATTGTTGCAGCTTGGCGAAG